TCATAATCCTACAAAAGTCCATGCCTTACCTCGGTCATCATGATAGCGAGCTGTCTGATTAGGCGATTTATGCCCCAGAAGTTTTTGCGTATCGATGCCCTGAGCTTCATAAAGACGTTCCGCTAAAGATCGTTGTTCGTGGAACGTTGCTGGTGTTCCATCCCCCCAATTTATTTCTGCTTTATCACGGGCCTTACTGAAATTCATTGTTATTGTGTTCGACTTCACCTGCGCACCTCGTTCGGCCATTGAGGTCGCCCGGAAGAAATGGATAAGGTATGGACTCACTGCATAGTCACGGCAACGCGCAACTACATCCCTCAAACTCCAGTCAATCGCGTTAAGTCTAAGAGATAGTGGGATCGCTAGCTTGCTTCCAGTCTTTTCCTGAACAACATGAAGATGGTCATCCCAAATATCGCTAAACTTCATGTTGGAAATATCCCCAAGGCGTTGGCCAGTAACGAGAGCCAATAGCATTGCATTGCCCATGTATTGATGGCGGGCATCAGCTATCTCGAAAATCTTTTGCCATTCGTCGAGGTTAAGACGTTGTCGGGTAACCCGCCGGCGCGGTTGTTTTGTAGCAAGAGCCGGGTTATAACCCGGCGGTACCTCGCCATAATGCTGTGCTTCTTTGAACACATCAATTAACACTGAGCGTATGACCTGAGCCATTCGTGGCTGGCCCTCTGCAACATAGGACTCCAGTATCTGGGCAACATCCCGAACATCGACGGACGAAATCAATTTCATTCCCACGCTCTCACGAAGTAGGGCTACTGGTTTAGCCTTTTGCTTATGAGTGTTCAGCTTGATATCACCGTTCTCCAGTCTTTCATCCTGAATTATCCAATAACGATCTAACCACGTATTTGTTGTTATCGCCTTTCCTTTGCTGGAGGCGATTTTGTCACTGATAGCCAAAACCTGCCTGGTGCGCTGTTCAGCTAGTCGCTCATTGGCTTCGATTGCTATTGCTGTTGCTTCGGCCTCGTTAGTTCCAAGGCTATGAAACTTACCTGTAACGGGATGCTTATACCGCCAGTAGATTTTATTTACCTTACGACTGTAGAGCGGATAAAGATTAGATATCTTAACATTGTTTTTACGTGGTCGGGCAGCCATCAGACAGTATCCTTTGAAGCATAGGAGAATCAGATTTTTTAATAACGGGCTGGGTTAAATTACCTGTAATCTCGGCATCTTCTCTTACCCGCCAGTATCTTCCTTCTTTGGTGGCTGGGGGAGTGAACATGCTCTCTTTAGCGTATCGGCGTAAAGTATTCAGGCTTGGAGGGTTACTCCGGTATTTTTCCGCAGCCCATTCTTCTAAAGTCAGCATTTGAAGCATGTGATTTACCTCATAATGGCCCATATTCGGGCCATATTCTGAAATTAAAAAATCAGTGTTCAGTCAGACGCTGCCAGATTGCTGACACGTATTTGACCTGGTGAAGAGCATCCGAAATAGCCTTGTGAGGTTCTCCTTCAAATGGGATCTCATAGCGAGGCTCGCAGCCAACGGCTTTACCCAACTCGACAACAGTTCTTACATCCCGGTTATTCCAGAACTTCCATGGGCAGGGGATCCCCGTCCGGTCATAAGATGCCTCAAGCAGGACATTGTCATAAGTGGCACCATTCCCCCAGACCTGCACAGAATCAGGGCCGTTAGCCGCATTCTCGGTTATAAACTCATTTAGCTGTAGTAGGGCATCATCGAGCGGAATTGCATCATCCATCACTAACTCAGAACGAGCTTCAGGCGAAGCTTTGAGCCAGAAGATTATGGTAGAGGCATCCGGAACCCCTCCGCTGGCCATGGCAGATTCCAGGCTAATCACTTTGTAAAATTCCGAGCCGGTATTACCTGTTGATGGATCAAAAAACACGGCCCCGATAGATACGACTGGTGAGTCAGCCTTTTTGCCAAAAGCTTCAATGTCGACCATAAGGTGTGTAAAGAGCATTTCAGGCCCGGCATGATTATGATGACCGGAATCATTATTTATGGCAGTTGTGCTGCTATAAGTTTCAGTAGCGCTTGCGCTTGAGATAGTTTCTTCCGTGCCTTCTGATAACGCAGCACCGTCCGGGGTTTCATCATTGCCAGTTTCTTCCATCTGCACATTATCAACGTACTCCGCCGCGGTATTTTGTTGGACATTTACAGCGTTGCTGGTGGCTAGCCCTTCAATAGAAAAAAGACCATTACCAACTTTTTCGAGAACCGGCAGCGTGCCGCCGTCGACTTGTGCACCTTCATTCTGGCCGCCAGTTTCAAAAGCAGAATCAGTCAATATCTCGTTTGTCCAGCTCACCTCAGGGTTATGGCGCGCAGCCGCAAGAGTTTCGTCTGATGGAGCAGAATGATCGCTTTCAGTCAGGTTCGCGTTAATGAATCCGCTGAGACGTGCCGGATAAAGGTAATGCTCTGGGTGAGCGCTGCGGATAAGTGCAAAGATAGCTGCACGGGAGTAATCCAAAACCCCCGGAGTTGCGCGAAGAGCTCTAGACCATTCTTTGAATGGACTTTCTTTTTTACTAACGATCTCTTTTGCCCGACGGAAAACACCACCAGGGATATCATAAATGTTGAAATCCATTGGTAACGTGGCCAGCGCAATTTCTAAATCGAGAGTGTCGAGATCATGTTTAAGGTCAGGGTTTCTGTCGGTCTTGTTGCCTCCGCCAGCATTCGTGCCGCTTTCAGTACGCTGTATTTCTGCAATGCGATTGCCTTTGGCCCATTCTTTTACCAGCAGGCCGCGGTCTATGTAATCAGTCGCCGCCCAGATTCTGGTGAATCGGAGAACCAAAGCGAGTTCGTGACGCTTTTCCTGGCTGAACACTTTGCGAATGGCGTCGGTATAGCGCCACAGGTCTTTGGTGTCGTAACCCTTAACCTGTTCGCAGTTTTCTGCCGCCAGCAGCATGTTCTGGACATAGCTATTGTCAGTGTCCATCTCCAGCGCGCTGATACCTTCGTATTCATCGCGTGTAATGTGGTGGCGCAGTTCGTCGGAGGTGAACTGGGCGAGTAGCTGCTTGCGGAAGGGCATGCGAACGACTGGATAACGTGTGGTTTCGTCATCATTCTCGTCAATCTGCATACCGTTATCAGGTTCAAGACCCTGACCTGCTATAACGTCGGTTTCGCTGGTGCTTTCAGATTTCACATGGGTAAATTTGCCGCTGCGCCAGGCTTCCACTATTTGGTTGCGATCGCTGGCATCTGCTTTAGCCCAGTCAGCCATGAATGCAGCGATATTTTCAGTTTCGTGAACTACATCTGGCGCGAATACCTGCTTAATCGCCTGAACGAGTTTCCACTCAGCGTTCAGGCTGAGTTCGACTACTTCAGGGATGTCGTTCTTCGCCAGCAGCAGGTTCTGGAGATAGGTGTTGCCTTCATCCAGTGACATTTCGCTGGCGGCCAGCTGCTGCTCTTTAGTGATATGTGACTGGTATTTGTCGCTGATCAGGTGGACGGCAAAACGCACCGCTGGAGTGCGGTTTTCAAGAGGAACACTCTCGACGGTAGCTTCGACTTTAACGGTCGGTTCCGGTGCTGCAGTATTGTCCACGGCTCCAGTAGACTCAGCACCAGCCTTTGGCAGCCAGGTGCGTCCATCGTCCTGCAGTTCGTAGCGTTTGCACCAGGTGTAATCCACTGTGCTGTCTTCAGGCAGATCGTTGTAAACAGGGAAATCGGTGCGAACCGGTTTGGCGTAATCCTTACCGCGTCCGGTTTCAATACCAGCATCTTCCAGCTCAACATCGAGCTGCAGGTTTGCACGGGCTTCTGATTTCGCAGTGAACCAAATCACTGCGTCTTCTTTGCCAGATTTCTGCGTTGCCTTGATTAAATGAAAGAATTCCATATCGGGTCCTTAATTTTGGTTGTAAGATACCCGCAGCTAATGATTGCCGCCTTGGGTAGTGGTCATTGGTCAAAACTCGATTCCGGAAAGCTTTGGTCGGCTGACCGGGTACTTAACCCGCCTTGCGCGGGTTTTGTGCTTTTAGGGGCTGGTAACAGCCATTGGTCATAACTCGATTAAAACTTGAAAGCAGGCTGTTGGTCTCCAGCCGGTTTATATGGGTAACACACTCCTTTAACGTGCTGCTCTTTGGCAGCTGCATCACAACCAGCTTCTGTTTGGTAAACACCAAGCATGATGTCTGAGCATTCCCCGGTGAGGGCACAGACGGTACCCCGCATGAATTACGTCCAGACCTCTATCCCAACGCAACAGATGGTTTACCTCAGAAGGAGGCTTAATCATGCAGTCAGCTACATATCAACATCATAACCAACGCCTGGCCGGACCGCTGAAAACTCAAAATCAATTTATGGCGCATCGGCGAGATAGCTTTAAGCACCGTTCAATACAGGTTGCAGTTAGGGAGTGGGAATCCACTTTGCCCGGCCAGGCGCAGGAAAAAATCGCTCAGCTGGTGGCTGAGCAGTGGGCGAAGGAAGGGGGCCGCGGCATCGTGGTCAATAAGCAGAATTTATTCCGTTATCTGAAAAATGAAGGAGGGTCGGAGAAATATACTGCTTACGTTATGCAGCTGTCGGGCGCAATCCTCGCAGCTATGCCTATTGAGATAGCCAGAAAGCATGGACTCAGTAACGCCAGAACGGAAGCCGAGCTGGTGGCGAGTGCAGTCAAAGAATGCAGTGAGGCGCATCAAGCTAAGTTGCTGGGCGCCCCCCTTCAAAAGCTTGAAAAAGAAATTCGTGAAGCGGCAATCGCTTTGTTCAACATGTTACCTGCTGACGCGGCGGGACCACTACTGGCGAGCATCAGCGCCGTAGCGCCGCAATTTTTTTAATCGAGTTTTGAGCAATAACCATTACGTAACGGGAAACCGGACAAGGGAGTAACCATGGCAGCTCTGCCTTACATGCAACTTTACATTGCTGATTACCTGGCGGACACCATGCATCTGTCTACAGAAGAGCATGGCGCATACCTGCTGCTGATGTTCAATTATTGGCAAACAGGCCGCCCGATCCCCAAAAACCGCCTCTCGAAAATAGCACGGCTAAGCAACGACCGTTGGGATGCCGTTGAACCATCGTTGAAAGAGTTCTTTAACGATACTGGCAACGAATGGGTGCAGGAGAGAATTGAGCGGGATCTGGAGACTGTGAAAAATTCAATCAGTCAAAAGTCGGCCGCAGGTAAAGCGTCCGCTCAGGCCAGAAAGGCCAAAAAAGGAGCAAACACCCAACAAAACAGTAACGAGCGTTCAACGGGTGTTAACGCTCCGTTTGAACAGAACAGCAACGGAAACTCAACTAATAAAGATACAGATACAGATACAGATACAGATCTAAAAGAGAAAGAAGAGAGAGAGTTAAGCGCGCAAGAATCATTTTTGCCACCAATCGGCAAATTCCCGATTACCGACGACTGGATGCCGAGTGATGATTTTGTCGGGCAAGCCGCACAATGGGGAATTAATCTTGGTGATCGACCTGGTTATACCCCAGTGGAACTTCAGCAGTTCCGCGATTACTGGAAGTGCGAAGGGAAGGTAAAACACCACCTGCAGTGGGAACAGACTTTCGCCTCGAGCCTGAAAACATCCCGAGCCAAAACCTCAACCTCTGGGGCATCTTCTCGCCGTCAGGCAGGCTTTGGCATTTCACAACCAGACACTGAGATCCCACCGGGATTCAGGGGGTAACTATGAAATCGACGCACGATTTGCTTGGTCGTCTACGCAATATCATGCCTGCAGGTGTCCAGCCGAAGTTTACCAGCAGTCAGGAATTGATGGCCTGGCAGCAGGAAGAAGGCCGGAAGCGTGCAGTAGAGCTGGAAAAACTAAATCAGCGGGCGCGAGCGGAGAAGATATTTGGGCGTTCAGGGATATGCGATCTGCATAAGGGGTGCACTTTCTCGAATTATCAGGTCAGCAACGACGGGCAAAAACATGCCCTCACCATGGCAAAGAGCTATGCCCATAACTTCGGGTCTGGTTTCACTAGTTTCATTTTCAGTGGGAGCTGCGGGACGGGGAAAAATCATCTTGCTGCAGCAATCGGTAATTACCTGTTGCAACGTGATCACTCCATTCTGGTGGTTACAGTACCTGACCTGATGTTGCGCGCTCGTAAGTGCTATGACGAGGGGCAATCAGAGTCCGCGCTGCTGGATGACCTTTGCAAAGTAGATTTACTGGTTCTTGATGAAGTCGGCGTCCAAAGAGAAACGCGAAACGAATGGATTCTACTCAATCAAATTATTGATCGTCGTATGGCGGCGATGAAACCAGTGGGCGTCCTGACTAACCTGAATTTTGATGAATTATCGAAGACTCTTGGTGAGCGGGTAATGGACCGCTTAACCATGGATAACGGTCTCTGGGTGAACTTTGCCTGGGGAAGTTATCGCAAAAACGTAACCCATTTACGGGTTGTTAAGTAATCAAATCGAGTATTGACCAATGACCAAAGCATTAACACAAAAAGAGAAGGTGGCGGTATTTGTGCGCTATCAACCGAACTGCGCCGTTGGCGATGTTTCCGAAGCGCTGGACTTGGCTGGCGGCACAGCGGGCAGGTTGCTGCGTGAACTCAGTGACGAAGGCGTGATCATTCGATCACGTGATAGCGTTCAGTACACATACAGGGCGGTACCACACGCGGATATTCCAGACGTTATCATCCCGTGCATGGTGGAAAAAAGTGATCCAGTAAGGATGCAGGCTGCTGAGCAGAAAGCGAAGTCACTTGAGGATAAGGGGCTATGGCGAAGAGCTGCTGCGGTGTATTCAGAAATGTTTGGCATAGCTGGTAGTGCTGTTGAGGTCGCCCGTATCGCCAAGCGTCGTAAAGACTGCCTGCGCCAAGCGGGGAGGGCGTAACCGATGCCGAGACCAAAAACACAGAGTGAACGCAATCAAATCATTTCAAGGATCATTGAGTTGGTGAAAAAGCATGGCCGTATCACGACGAAAGAAGTCGTTGCGATGTTCGATCTGCATCGCACCACCGCAGAGAAATACATACGAATAGCCATTGCACGGGACGAATTGATCCGTTACGGTCGTTGCGGCATTTTCCGTGACCAACGAGCAATTATCGATTTCGACCTGAAACGCTTCTCACACACCAGAAAGTAAGGTGAATGTAGAAGAGAATGCCGCTTAACCGCGGCATCTCTATGCTCATAAAGGTCCGCTTTGAGCGAAGAGCAGAAATTGCTAACAGCGTTCTGTGTTAACAAACAGGAGCAGGTCACACGGTGCCGTCATGACTCGTATCAGTTTCTTTCCTTCGTTTTTTTCGACATACGGCAGGCCTATGAATCAGGCCTGCCGTATTTAGTGATAGCTTAAACCTGAACACTCTTCTTACACCCATGTCGATTACTCCTGACGAATAACACCACTACAGGGTCGCCAGCTCGGCGATTTTGGACGCGACAACGGCCATGGTGTCTTCGCGCGTGTCTAAGCCACTACGCGAAGCAAGCAAAGGACTCACATTACGAAGTTCTTCATAGGTAGTGTTATGCACGATGGGCACAAGTTGGTTACCCGCTAAAAGTGCTGATAGCTCCTTGTCCGCAACGCCTTCTTTGGGAAGCCTATTGAGCAACGCCGGCGTTACCAGCACAAGTCCGATTCGTGAATTTGCCAGCCCCTTATCGATGGCCCGCATCATCGGTACCCCTAGTCCGAGATCTTTCTCACTGAACCAGACTTTTACGCCAGCTGCTTCAAGTAAGTCATGTAATTCCTTTGCCGCGCCTTGCCTGTCATCCCATGCGTGGCATAGAAAGACATCGCGAAGATCGGGTTGCTGTGTTGCTCGAGTCTCAACGGTTTCACGTATAGGAGTAAGAGAACGTATCTCGTTTGGTGTGTATAGCACGGATGAACCTGCCGGAGACCAGCGAGGTTTACTTCTGCTTTGTCCGGAAGAGTTAGTTCCACTGCCTCCTCCATTGCCTCCAGCAGAAGAATAGGAAGTAGTGGAATAGGAACGGTAGCCGCTAAAGCGACCTCCGCATGCAGGGCAATTTGCTCGTGCGCTTGCTGAGCGGTGACCTTGTCTTGGCGCTGTGCATCTGGACATGTCTTAATGTTTCCATTTGTAATTATAGGATTCATTAAGTTATCTTCATTCTGCTCAATTTTCAATCAATCTCTTTTACTTGAACAGTTGGCTGTCTGGGTAATATCAATAACTTTTTTTATCAAGTTGTCATATTTGAGGATGTTCTTTGTTTTGGTAAGTAATGGTCTTGATTACTTAAGTATAAGCCACTTTGCTTAGAGCAAAATGCGTTGAAATCAGTCGCATCTTAAGTGAACAGGAAATAACTTATTCAGACGAGGGTTGCCGAATCCACTGCCTACAATGTAGAGGTCAGCGGCAGTCCTGACGTCGTGCTTTGCTCAGGATTTCATTGAGCAGATACATCACTGTTTCCTAAAGGCTCTTGAATTAAGGGGGGGCCCTGTGATCTGCTCCCAATTTATCCAACTATGTTATTAGCTACTTCCGTTCCTGGCACAAAACGGACAGACTGACTGAGCTGAAGGTCCGCTATGAGCGAGAAGCGGCCATAATTTCGTGCCACGTATATAATGATAGAGCTATTCAAGCTTCAAGCTAGCAATTCACATGTAAAAAATCAGAGGGTAGAAGCACAGAGTTATTAATGTTGCCCCCGCATTAACAAATCATCAAGGTGACGACATGAACGATATTAATATCAGCCTCGACGAACTTAAAACTATTGATTTATCCCCCTTAATCCAGAGTAAGCTGCCAGTTACCTGCTTTGATATCACAAAGTATCTTTCGAGCCTAGGGGATGGAAGAGCGGAGATAAGACTGCTAACCCATATTTGCGGTTTTCACTTTCGTCCCGAAAATCCACAGGTACCATTTGGTCCGAGCTTTCAAAGTAGCCAAGGTAGATCAGCAATTCCGGATGACATTAACGGGTTGTCGCTGGAGGTACTTTCTCAATTTTGCCCGACGATAGAGCTACCCGAACTTCAAGCTCGTATTGCTGATACACTTTGGGTTCGTAAAATTGGTGGAATCCGTTTTCCTCTGCTGGCGGTCCGTGCTTATTATGCGTCCAGCATGGCGATTATGACATCGCAAGGGTCGTGGGTTAGTGCTTTAGAACGCCTAGAGCGTGCGCTTAGGCTGTGTTGTTTTTTCCGAAAGAATACTGATTTCAGGGATGAATTTGATCAGCTTTCGGCACATCTACTAGCAGAGTATGAACGTACCAGTGGACAAGCCGATTCACCTTATCCGCTGCGACTCCTCCAACTCGATATCGACTGTAAAGTGAGTGAGCCATCTTTTATTGCCCAAGAACTCCTGTCTCTGACAAAAAAATATCTGGCTCATAAATTATTTTCATTTGCCGTCGACGCCTGTAAAACCGCAATCCCGATTGCGAATAGTTGCTGTGACAGAGATACACAGTTTGAGTTCTGGCGGCTTCTTGCCGATACACATCTTGAAGAGTCAAAATTCCAAGATGGCGGCATGATTTCGGCAGCCTGCATGCAGAATGCTATTGAAGCACTGTCTAATATTCCAGGAACCCGAGGAGAACGTCTTGCGCTGTATGAAGAAATGCGTGATTACCAAATCGAATCCCGTCACCAGATGTCTATCCTTCAGTCTCCCCCTCAAGACATTAGTGAGATTGTCCATCAAGCCAAGAGTCGGGTAGTCGGAAGAGATTTGTTTGATATGGTTTTCAGACTTGCGATGCTGGTCTGTCGGCCAACCGGCATTGAGAGACTCAAGGCTCAAGCAATAGAACAAAAGGCCAACAGCATAGCTTGGATGTTTGGATCAACACATATTGATCATGAGGGAATGACACTTGCTCGCATACCCGCAGGATTGGGGATTGATGATGCAAATGGGGCAGTTATTTGGCCTATTATGATGACGAGAATGCGTATCGACCATGAGTTGGCAGTAGCCGGGCAAATTATTCCTGCTACGGATGAGATCACAATGAAATATCCAATCTCGGAAGCGTTTTTTCGCGATATGTTCATCAATCATCCCTTCATCCCGTTTGGGCATGAAGAGTTTTTTATCCAGGGTATGGTTTGCGGTTTCAATGGAGATTTTATGACGGCATGCCACGTATTGATTCCACAGATCGAAAATAGTCTGAGATATGTGGCGAAAATCAAAGGTGAGGAGCCATCGCAGCTTCACGGGGACGGTTCGCAAGAGCGAAATGGACTCAAGGGACTACTAGATAATCCACTGATTATTGAAGCTTTCGGCGTAGACATAATTGGCAATCTTCAGGCCTTACTGGTAGATAAAATCTATGGTGATTTACGAAACCAACTAGCTCACGGATATGTGCCTGCCGGTTACTACAATCAACCTCCCTGCATTTTTGCATGGTGGCTTGTATTGCACATTCTAATGAACCCTACGGCGAGATACTGGCAAGCCACTTACGGCCAAGAGAGTGAGACTCAGACTTAAAGTGAATAAGTTTACGAAGTTGGCAAGTCCGGATACATGTCGATATGAGTTGAGGCGATTTGGTTAATAAGGTTGAGTGCTGCTGAAATTATTTGATGTCCGCTTTTGGCACGGAACGGACTGGCTAACTGGGCAGGGGCCCACTGTGAGAGAGGAGATGACACCCTGTTTCACAAAAAGTAGTATTGTTCTACAAGCAGCTTTCATAATGAGGTTTTATGAAAATAAGAAGATTCCGTAATGGGGATGAAATCGCATTATTTAACGTGTTTTATTCTTCTGTACATTCCGTCGCATTACACTACTACACACATGAACAAATTGATGCCTGGGCCCCGGCAGAAATCGACCAGGAACAATGGGCCAATCACATGAGGGAACTATCCCCTATTGTTGTAGAGCTTGATGGCGAAATAGCTGGATATGCAGATCTCCAACCAAATGGGTACATTGACCATTTTTATGTCTCAGGAACCTATTCAGGACAGGGGGTAGGGACATTACTAATGAATTGCATTCATGAGGAAGCGAGGCAACATGGAACTAGTGAGCTTACTTCAAATGTAAGTAAGGCTGCGGAAGCGTTCTTTCTACGGCACGGCTTTCATGTAGTGGAGAGAGGTTTTCCTATTTGCCGTGGAATTACATTAGAAAATGCACTGATGAGAAAACATTTGGCTAAATAATAAATAACCTGCAGCAGGCAGCATTGTTTGCCTGGTTGAGCCCAACAAACCAGTACAATGGATGTCCGCTCCTTGCACACAGGGGATTTATATGGCACAGCCAAAACTTACATACTCTGATAAGTACTTGAAACGTAACTTAACTCGTTGATTTAAATTCTTTTTTTAATAATGCGTAAACAAATGTATTCTCATATCTTTCCTCGCCTTCATCAGTAATAAATGAAACAAACTCTTTAAAGCAACCCTCCTGTCGCATACCAAGGCGGGAGCACAATCTTTGAGAGGACAGGTTGTAGTCTTCAACGTACGCATAGAGACGCCTTGCCTGTTTCACGTTAAACAAATATTTAAACAGGGCTCCAACTGATTCTGTTGCATACCCGTACCCTTCATAGCGCTGATTGAAGTGCCAACCTACGGACCACGTATTAGCATCTGGCTCGCCACTATTTTCTGCAAACAGATGGCCAATAAGGAGGTCGGTGTCTTTGAGGCAAACAGCAAATTGGCTTGGATCTTTTGCCCTTCTGCATACTTCATCTACGGCATCCTCAACTGAGTTGAGCGTTTCATCCTGAAAAAAGGGAGTACGTGGCGAAGATAGATAATCCAGAAGTGCTAAAGCATCACTCTCTTTAAATGAACGAAGAATGAGTCTGGGTGAAATGGCTATTTTCATGGCTTGTCGATTCCATTAAAGATTAGTTATATGGTGCTGATTTAATGAAGAATTTATTGGGTGAATAATACTTGCTTCGACATTAACGCCCACTGTCTCGTTTGTAAACAACATAATCATACTTTAACAATTCGTGCTGTTAAGACGTTGATCAAACTTCTCCATAAGTGTACTGTATAAATATACAGCTTTTGCGGTGGAGGCGCTTATGAAAGTTGAATTAACCATTGATCGTACTAAAGAACTTCCAGAGGGTGCAGTCCCGGCACTTGAGAGAGAATTATTAAAACGACTCCAGAGTCAGTTCGATGAGTGCTGTCTGATTGTGCGTCGCGCAGGTTCCGATGGGTTAAGTGTTTACGGTGGCGAAAAAGAAGCCAAGAAGAAGGTTGAGGAAATCCTCCAGCAGACCTGGGAAAGTGCAGACGACTGGTTTTATTGAAACAGCATGCAGAAATTTTCCAGTTTGGAGGGGAGATTGGTGAAGCAAAAAGAAGAATTACCTAACAATGGCTACGCGATTATCAGATGCAACGATGGGGTTATCGTTGCGAGACTGCACTCATTTCCAGATTGTGACCGCGCTTTGATGTATAGGCGTGGGGATATGGTGTCGTTTACTCCTTTGCGGGACGAAGAAATTATTGGTACACCAACGCTATTTACCCAAATGTTGGAAAAAGCAGGATATCGTGTTCATTTGCCGTCAAGTTAGTTTCAGGCAAGTAAACATTTCAATTTTGAATATAGAGTTGTTGGTGCAGCAATAACTCTATGTTCTCATTCTCGGAATCGACTACATGGCATTCTGTAGATGAATCCCCTTTCCATACGTATATCTCCTCCCAACCTACTGTTTTAGAGATAATAAAAAACTACCAATTTTCGTTTTTTGTATCTTTCCACATTGACTTTAAAGCAGCTCGGGAATAGCATAAAACCACTGTATGTATGTACAGTTTATTGATGTTATTTATTGATTTTAAAGTCAAAGAGGAATTTTATGCCTAACGAAGATACTATTAATGTTGATGGTAGTTCTGGCGGTAAAGATAGCGGCATTCATTGGGGTGGCGGCGGTAATGGAGGCGGTAACGGATCTAATTCATCCGGTGCAAACCTCTCTAGTACGCCCGAAGCGCAGAAACCTGCTGCATACGGTGTACCCGCTGTCATTGGCGTTTATGATGGTATGTGGGGTTTTACCTTGTTTACCAAAACGACGCTTCAGGAAGCCATGCAAGCTGCACTTACGCGCCTTGAGCAAGGTGCCGTCGCTGCAGCTCCGCTTGCCGGCCGTCTTTTAGGAGCAACTATTGGCGCTCTGATTCCATCCGAAATCGCCAAAGACGATCCCCGTATGATGGCGACGGCTCATCTGGTCAACTCTTTGCCATTTGATAAAGTCTCGACCACTCCTCCCGCTGCATTACCGACTCAGAAAGCTACAGTTGTTCACACTCGAATTGCTGATATTGTTGATGAGGATGGTAAACAGCATATCGCTGTGGTCAAAAGTAAAAACATGCCGATGAGCGTTCCGGTTGTCGATGCGAAACCAACGAAACGCGCAGGGGTTTACACTGCTGGTGTAGTTCCGGGTAAACCGGATCTGCACGTGAAAGTTGATACGGGGAAAGCACCGGCTGTATCACAATCACAATCAAAAGGTATTCAAAAAGAGCAGGGACCATCTCGTTTCCCGGGGTTCACTTCTGGCCAAAGCACTCACGAAGCCGTGGTTCGTTTCCCTGATGGCAAAAGCCCTCCTATTTATATTTCCGTGACAGAGGTGAGCACCCCTGATCAAGTTAAAAAGCGACAGGAGGAGGAGAAACGTCGTACGCTGGCTTGGGCTTTAAATAACCCGGTTGATGCTGCAGCTAAAGAAGATAAAGACGCCGGAGATGAGTTGAGTCGTGCTCAAGGCGATATTGTAAAAGCTCAGGCGCGAATTAACAAAGCTGTTCAGGCGATCCCTCTGCGTAAGAGTGAACTCGACGAGTCTAATAAACGTGTAGAAAATGCAAAGAAGTTCGTTCAGGAAACTTTAAAATATGCTCATGACCAGAGTCATCCTGGCCATCGTGTATTCCAGCAAGCTGGTTACCAATTGGGGTTAGCCCAGGAGGATGCCAAAAAACGGCAAACAGCCTACGATGCATCCCTTAAAGAAAAAGTAGATGCTGAGAAAGCTCTGAGTGTTGCTGTCGAAAGCCGTAAGCAGAAGGAGCAAAAGAAAAAGGCTTCAGAGCAAAAACTGGCTGACGAAAAGAAAAAGCCGCGTAAAGGTGCAAAAGATTATGGCCATGATTATCATCCTGTTCCAAAAACTGATGAAATTAAGGGGTTAGGTGACCTGACCAAAGGTGCACCTAAAACACCTAAACAAAATGGTGGCGGTAAACGACCTCGCTGGTATGGTGATAAAAAGAGTAAAATTTACGAATGGGATTCCCAGCATGGGGAGCTTGAAGGTTATCGCGCGAGTGATGGTAGCCATCTGGGCGCGTTTGACCCTGCATCGGGTAAGCAGGTCAAAGGGCCAGATCCGAAGCGCAACATTAAAAAATATCTTTGAGAGGGATTTATGGGCTTAAAAATTCGCATTAGCTGGTTCGATAAGAAGACAGAAGATTTCAAGGGCGAAGAGGTATCTAAAGACTTTGGAGAGGATAGTTCAGTAATGGAGAGCCTCGGTCTTCCAATGAAGGACAACCTCAATAACGGTGAATTTGATATGGATAATGGGTGGGTGCCATTCTTGCAACCGCATTTCCAGAATCGAATTGATACCAGCAAGTTCAATTACTTTGTCGCCTTCGATTATCGTGACAAATGGTAATTTGTCACTGACTATGTAATGTTGAAACCGGGCTTAGGCTCGGTTTTTCTTTATATTGCTACAAATAAATAATGTATTCCTTTCTGTTTTCGTATCACCCTCAACTCTGTTAGACTTAATTCATAGGCCTGAACACCCTATACCTGCTGCGCCACTGGAGACAAACAATGGCGCAAGAAAAAAACAAGATTAATTCCTCACTGACCCTTATTAGGGCCAGCGATTTTCTTTTGCCTCTGCAACTGCAGGAGGCTGCATGAAGAAAAGCTGGTTCACTCACACCGGGCTGACAACCGAAGAAGCCAATGAGCTGGAGGCGCGCTATAAGTCTAAAGATGTTCCTGTCGAGAAGAGTCTCGATATTGACCCTCGCCTTTGGATAGTCAGCGCACTTCTGCCGCAGCAAAAATCCGCACCTAAGACGCAGCAAAGTATGCGTTCACGGGCATGGGGGTGATTGTGACTGCCTACAACATCCTCCCGATGGGAAAGCCGCGCATGACGCGTGCAGATAAATGGAAGAAGCGCCCGGAAGTTATGCGTTATCGGGCTTTCTGCGACCATGTCCGGCTCCTGGGTGTCACTATGCCCGAATCTAATTCACACATTACCTTCATTCTTCCAATGCCAAAAAGCTGGAGTAAGAAGAAGCGCCAGCAGTTTGATGGTAAGCCACACCAGAGTAAACCTGACTTCGATAACCTGGTTAAAGCACTCTCCGATGCCATTTATGAAGATGACGCTCATATCTGGGATGCACGGATTACGAAGCTATGGGGTGAAGTCGGTCAGATAATTATCAGGAATATCGACTGATGCGCGCGCTCCTTCAACCTGTAATCGCCAGAGAGCTTGGTGTCGTGCTGTTAAAGCCCGGCAGCGAACTTATGAGCTTATTTGGTGGTGGTAGAGTGCTGATTGAGCGACAGCCAGATAGCATGGCTCATCTGGAAACGGGTCGCGTTCCTGATGCCCGCCAGCCTCTCGGTGATGATAAATCGCTACGCACTTTCTTTCTGAATGACAAAGTGATTCATGCCGCTGGCGGGATTAGTGGCCTGGATTACTGGTTGCTGAGATACGCTGGTGGACGGTGCCAGTACGAGCATAGTGATTACCACTATCACGAACTAACTATTATGCACCATGAGCCTGGCTCCATCCTGCTTTGTGGCTATTGCGATAACCACTTGCGAGAGCAGCGTACCGAAGCACTGGCAGAGTTGGCACGCAGAAATGTAATTGCCTTTGTTATGGATTCTGTCCGCATTCATCTTTGCCTGGACAAAAGCCGGGAGATCTCACTTGCAGAGCTCTGCTGGTGGGCTGTTCGTAAAGAAGTTACGGATGCACTTCCAGAATCATGCGTTCGTGAAGCTCTTCGTCTGCGTGAAGAAAGTCCAATTGGACGAGAAAGTGACATAATTCCCGAAGTACCGGCCACCAGCATCCTTGAGAAATTAGTGTCAGCCGTTGACCTGCCTGAAGCGCTGACAGAACCGCTGGTGGGCGTGATGGTGGATCCAGTTCCTCCTCAGTCTTTCATGCGTCGACCAAAGCGTCTGCGCTGGGAAAGTCGCGATTATCTGAATTGGGTGAAAACACAGCCCTGCGAATGCTGCCAGCAGCAATCAGACGACCCGCATCACTTAATCGGATGGGGGCAGGGTGGCATGGCAACAAAAGCGCACGACATCTTCTCCATTCCACTTTGCCGAAAACATCATACCGAACTGCATAACGACCGCCTTGCATTCGAGCGCAAATATGGCTCGCAGCTGGAAATGATCATTAGAGTGCTGGACCGGGCCTATGCGCTCGGCGTTCTGGCGTAAGGAGCTAATTAGGATGACACCACGTCAACGCCGTAATCATATTGAAGCCCTGGGCAAAGCAGCTTCTGCGCCACGCAAAAGCTGGTTAGGTAAAAGCATGCTCCTGACCAGTATTCAATCCGCATGGATTAAGTCTCTACTGACAACATGGGGAGACGGGGTAAGCGGTGGAACTGCGCCGCGCTTGCCTCGCTCTCATGCGTGCTGGGATGTTCTTAAGGGCGGGCGATGGTCGGACAAGGCATTGTCTCGCTTTACAGCTGCACTAGAACAAGCTCGAGCAGAGGGATTCAGAGGGCCGCAGGCGTTAAATCGTGCTCACGCCATTTTGTGGCCACAGCCCGCCACCAGCATCATTGATGAAGCTATGCACAATGATGACGTTGATTTTGTCGAGCAGTCAGTGCTACAGGCGCTTGATGTAAATGACCCGGTTTATATCGTCGGTCTGCAGTATTACACCACACGCAAAAAAATCTCAGACATTACGCGGGAACTACAGTCTATCGCACCGTGGCTAACGGATTGGGAGGCCAGAAAACGAGTTCGCTGGTGCCTGGAGATATTCAGGGCGAAGGTCTTTTTATCTACGCGGAAACTCATGGCTGAGCAGAGTTGAATGATTGGGTTTTAACTTTTCGTGCTCTAATTCTATTTATATATTGAAAATGAGCCAGGAATTTAGATAATTCATTCATGCTTGGCAGAGCTGCGCCGCGATGGCAGCGAACTTAAGCGACAATTTGAAAATAACAAAAGCCCCGCCAGTCGGGGCTTTTGCTTTACGGCGATACGACAGGGGTATTCGCGAGGTGCATTGCATCAGTACCCCTGTCATATCGTCGGTTTTCATAAGACCTTATTGTTGCAAGGGTAGTTTCGCTTGTGTATTATCTCGCTCCCGGCCATTTAGAGCCGTGGTTAGAGCGTCTACTCATAATCGCCCGGTCGTTGCTTCAAGCCCAATAAGGGGCACCAGACCGCCATTAGCTCATCGGGAAGAGCAGGCAGCATTGCTGTTGTTATTGTGCGAGATTCGAGGCCCCGATGGCGGTCCAATGCCGACTTAGCTCAGTAGGTAGAGCAACTGACTTGTAATCAGTAGGTCACCAGTTCGATTCCGGTAGTCGGCACCATTTAGAATTCTTTAATGCAGGATAACCAAACTTTGAAATTTAACCCTATTCAGGTTGCCTGATAGGTGTCATTTGTATCGTGGTTTCGCTATGTGGTACTGCTTTTCTTGTCCGGAGCATTTTATTCAGTTCGTTTTGAATGAACGCTGCTTTTTATTAGACCGCTGCATAAAAACTGACCTTGGGGTTTAGTGTTCATTCAAAAGCATCTCGTCGAATCCAATTTATCAGGGGTGGTTTGTTGGATGAGATGCCTCTCAAATTTATGCATTTAAGCGATTATGTGGCTTAAGACTCCAGACAGTAAGGATAGATGCGATATTTGGCATGCAAAAGCCAGGGAAATTGAAAAGAAAAAAAGACGAGGGACTCTACAGGCGACATCACATCCCTCGACAAAAAATTCCCTTCTACTTCTTATTAGATGAGAACGGGGGGAGTGAATTTAGGATTTAACAGTAAAAAACGCAACGGTAAAATGCATAATTTCTGTTAAGTGATTGAAAATCCGTCGGCAATTGGCATCTGTTCTGTTTGACCGGCCTGTTGAGTACCCAGTAAACTTTGTTTGTGGTGAATCCCCCTAAGCGGTGGGGCGTTCCAGTCAACTGCTGTCTGCAGGTATGCGCGCGGCTTTACTGACCAAGGGTAAGGTCACCGGGAGGCACCCGGCACCATGACAATAACTACAACCAGTTTAAAACTCTTTGAAAGCCTGCCAGAAATGGTAGGCTATTTTTTTGACGAGATTAGATTGATTGCTAATATGTTATTGTGAGTTATGCCACCTGCGACATGTTTCAACTATGACAATTCGCCTTGATACAGCGTTTTGTTTAGCAGCCTGTATACCTCATGCCTACCTTACTTGCTTTATAAGTTTTTTCGCCTGCTAATGTAGCAGGCTTTTTTTTACTGATATATTCCAGTTCAATGCTACTCTTAAATGGTAGATCAACTCATGCTGTAAGGGCCTTATAAGCATTTGCCTCATTGTTTTGGTTCAGGGAGGTGTGTATGAATCTTGATGCATATCAGAAGCTTGCCAAACATTTGCTGAGATTGGTTGAAGTTCAGAAATTAGAGGGTAAAGACTACTGTGTAGTAGAGCATAAAGTACTATGCATCACTGCCGCGGCAATTGAAGAACTCTTGGCCCAGCTTAAGTTGAACAAAGAAATAAAAAACAATTAACTTATCCACCTTATAAAAAACCACCTTTAATGGTGGTTTTTTTATGTCTGTTAACACTCGCAGCGTGCGAGGTGAGAGAAATGAAAATGAATGACTCAGGAAATATCTTCACGCAGTTCTTTGCGTGGGTAGCTGCTGTGGCCTCAGCTATTGGATTTACCACTCAGGATCTGGTTTTCATGTTCTTTGGCGCTACCGGTTTACTTATTTCTCTTGCCTCCTACCTCAACGGGCGTGTTGATGCGCATCGCAGGCGTAAAGAGGACGAGAAGCGAACAAAAATGGTCAATGACTACTTGAAAGGCGTTAGTGACAAACCCCTTCACGAACGTCCTGCTGCTGCAAGCGTGGTCGTTGAGGCATTACAAAAGGAAGGTGAGTGATGGGAACCAGAGGAAAATTGAGTGCGACAGTTCTGGGGCTGGTACTGGCTGGTGCGCCTGCATCAGTCATTCTCGATCAGTTTCTGAAAGAGAAAGAGGGTAACAGCCTCACGGCGTACAAAGATGGCAGTGGTATCTGGACTATTTGCCGTGGTGCCACAATGGTTGATGGTAAACCGGTTGTGCAGGGCATGAAATTGACTCAGGCCAGATGCAATCAGGTGAACGCCATCGAACGAAATAAGTCTCTGGCGTGGGTTGACCGCAATATTAGGGTACCGCTTACCGAACCGCAGAAAGCCGGGATCGCATCTTTCTGCCCGTACAACATCGGACCGGGTACCGCGCCGGTTATCCCTTTAACTGGACCTGGGTGAGCGCCAGCACGTTCACCAGCACCACCTGCCAGTAACTCATTCTGTTTCAGAACAAACCTCGCTCCGGCGGGGTTTTTTATTGCCTGGAGAAAATATGCTTTATAACACCGGCACCATCGCCATTAACGGAAATACCGCAACCGGCACCGGCACAAACTGGACGGCACCCGCCAGCCAGGTTCGCGCTGGCCAGACGATTATCGTGATGTCTAACCCGGTGCAGCTGTTCCAGATTTCATCCGTGAACAGCGCCACGTCTTTGACGGTTACGCCAGCAGCTTCCCCGACGCTGAGCGGCCAGAAGTATGGAATCCTTGTGTCAGACAATATCTCGGTCGACGGCCTGGCACAGGCCATGTCACAGCTCATCAAAGAGTACGACGAGAACATTGGCGCGTGGGAGACGTTCGCCACCACCTCAGCCAATCAGAGCATCACAGTTACTATCAACGGCACCCCTGTAACGATCCCTGGCATCGGTAAACTGGCGCAGAAAGGGAGCAACGGTGCGCTTGCTGTTGCAGACGGCGGGACCGGGGCAACGACTGCAGCAGACGCTCGCTCAAACCTCGGTTTGGGAAGTAGCGCTACCAGAGATGCGTATAGCTCGTCTGGAAGGATGTTATCAGAAGGGGACTTTGGGTTAGGTGGGGCAGCATTACCGACTGGAAATGAACAGGCATGCGGATTTTACAGAGCAGTTGCTGGCGCAAGTGGAAACCCATTAAATAATTCAGGCGTCATACTTAACCACCAGGTATACGGCGCCAATGCATTCACAAGAATTGCCACTTCCTATGAGCTACCTGTCCCCAGGATTTTTGTATCAACAAAAGTGAACGCTACCTATTATCCATATTATGAATTCTACACTACAGGCAACACCACCAAAGCCAGCGATGGCACACTAAAAGCTGCGTCCCCGGTTGCCCGTATCGTAGCGAGCCAGGAAGCCTGCCAGCGCGCCGATATAGCGGAGGATGGGTTCTCATGGTGCGGCTGTGGAACGGCGAACTCTGAGGCGGATGGAATCACTCTTTCTCGCCTCGACGTAGGTGTTTACGTGCTCGCTGGTTCGGCAGGCCTGGCGTCAGAGGGATGGCAACTGCTGCCGCCAATGGACCCCGGCGGCATGGGTGATCTGGGTGTGGTTGAGGCCGAGCAAAATGAAAGCGGCGGATTGACTATCCGCCTGTTTAAGCGAAAATACATACTGAGCGATGACGGTGAGATCGTCAAAACGAAAGGGGAACCGATGGACGTGCCGGTGAACAGTTGGATCGATGTTCGCCTGAATATGCCCACTGATTCAGTTTTCAATCGTGAACAACAGCGACTGCAAGGTGATAACGAAGGTTAGGTAACTACCGGGCCGCGTAGTTCGGCCAGTTCTTTTTCGATGGTCTTTAACCGTTCGGCCAGCTCTTTGATTGCCTCAACATACAGCGCGCTCATCGCGCTGTAGTCCACTGTTTTAAGATCGCTAATTTCGTCTCCACCCGGCGTTGTGCCGGTGCCGCCTGAGCTGACAGCAACGGGCAATACCTGCTCCAGTTCCTGGGCGATAATGCCTGCGCTGCGTACCGACTCCGATTCAGTCAGTTGGATGCCGAACGTATAACCCGTCAGGGAACAAATCTTCTCCAGAGCGTTACTGACGGGCTCTTTATCAAACTTCACTCGCTCATCCGAAGTCTGGTTCACAGAAATACAGGTAAACCTGCCATCAGCTCCGAAGGAGAAGCTATAGCCATTTGCTCCACCATTATCATTATTATCAGGCCTGAGACGGATGGTACCTTCGTTGGGCGCATAGATTACCCCTCGTGATTCAATGCCTCCCGCACCGTAAAACCATACGTGAGCGTTCTGTGTATCGCTGGAGGCCCATACGTTTGATGACGTTACGGCTCTTAGTGAGCCGCCTGCGTTAATGCTCCCTGAAGCAGTTATGCTGTTCTGGCAGGTAATAGGATTTCGAAACTCAAAACTGTCACCGATAAAAGTGTATTTTCCAGCATAGAAAGTGAAATCCCCTTTCCCCATCCCGCCATTCGAATTGCCACCACACAGGATGCGCGCGTCATAGTCGTTTGTGCCAATAAAATGGAAATCAACAAAGCTTGCAGAAGAGGCCTTTTTCGCTCCAATTTCGAGGCTTCCGAAGTTGGCTGTGACGCTATCTCCTAAACC